CCTGAAGGTCATTATGCAGAAGATAATATGAAAGCAACAGTTGTTCCTAACAGAAACAAAATATTTGCTTCTATTACTCAAGCAGTAGCTTTATCAGTTGCAAATCGTACAGGAGAGACTTGTAATATCGCTTTAGGTATTCACGCTGGAGATCATGCAATTTATCCTGATTGTAGACAAGAATTTAGAGATGCAGATGATGCAGCTTTTAGATTAGGAAATTGGGAAGCAGAAAGAGTAGGTTATTTTACACCTTACTTGGAAGGAGATAAATTTACTATCCTTCAAGACGGAGAAATATTATGTGAAGAGTTAGGATTAGATTTTGATGAAGTTTATTCAAGAACTAATACTTCTTATAAGCCAATTTTAATTCAAGAATTACCTGAAAATCCTATCTCACCTATTGAAATGATTAATAAATGGTACTCAGATTACAAATCAGCTTCATCAGTTGAAAGAGTAGAAGCATTTATTAAATTAGGAAGAAAAGATCCAGCTCCTTATGCAGACGAAACAGGACCAGTAACATGGGAACATGTAGTAGCAGAAGTAAATAAAGTATTAGATAATCATAACAAATAGTATTATGAACGAAACAACAACATTTTCAGGAACAACAGGAACAACAGTAGACTATCCAGGAACTTATGGAAATGGATTAGCAACTCCACTAAATGAAGGAAGCGGTACATTTTTTAGCAACGGAAGCAACTATAATTCAATATCAACAGCAATAACAAATTTAAATAACATGAACAAACAAGTAAAAGTAGCAGTATTCACTGTAAAAAGAAATGAAGATAATAAAGTAATATCTTCAACATTCGTAAAAGAATTATGGGTAGAGATTAAAAATGGAGCATCATTAGAATTATCTGTCGCTAAGCAATTAGATAAAGACTTTGATCCAAGTACAACGATCATTAGAGAGATCTACTCAGTTACGTTTTAATATGAAAAAAGTATTTTTAGCAGCATTATTGCTAACAGCAATATTCTCTTCGTACTCCCAAAGTAAAAGGGCAGTAATCGATAAATGTATTAACAAATTAGAGATACAAGGACCAGATGGTGTTATATGTTCAAATGCCTCTAAAACAAGATGGTTTACTTTAAGTCCTAGATATAAGATAGATGGCAACAGATTGTCTTGTAGTGGATTTACTGTAATAAGATCCGGTCTTGGTAGTTTAACTAAAAAAGATCAACTGTTTTTCTCATTTAAAGATGGAACCAAGTTAAGGTTAGAATCAGAAGGAGAATTAAAATTAAACAATACAGTTTATTTTAAACTAAGTGACTTAGAATTTTCACTAATAAAACTTAAAGCAATTAAATCTGTAAGATACATTAATGGAAATGACTATAAATCTCTTCAATATGTAATGATTGGTAATAAGGAACGTAACTATTATACTAACTTATTTAATAACTACCACATCCAAGAGATATATTGTGGTAAATAACAAAAACAATTAATAAACAAACAAAAATGAAAAAAGTATTTTTAGCATTAGCCATTATGGCTTTAGTGGCAGTAAGTTGTAACCAGGTAACACCACCTGCAAAATTAACATCAGTAGATTCAACAACAGTACAAGTCGATTCAATGAGTATCGATTCAACTACAGTAGATACTACAACTGTAAAATAAAACACACCCCAGTAGATAGGTCCGCCAAGAAAGTCTTTAAACAACGTGGGAACTGCGGCTCTCCCAATGTGGCTGGAATGTTTTATTAAAAATAGGTTAAACATTGAATACCTTTGTACATATTAACTGCTCGTCACAGGGTGGTCAATGTATTTACATAAAGATACTATCAGTAATGGTAGATGTGTTGTTCCCTTGAGAAAGGAATGAGAGATGGTTCGGTAAAGTGCAAGTCCCAACACAAATGAGTTCTCAGCAAGTAGTTAATGATAATAAGGCGAGGCTAATTGTAATGAAGAGCTGTTAACTACGTGACCCTACTCTCATAGCAGACCCCCGATTTGGCGGTCTTAAGGCCCATGAATTGGCATGGAGCTATAAGAAAGAGGGTGCTAAATAAAAACTAATGGGAAGTAGCATTGATAGTATGCATCTTTTAAAGAGTTGTCCCCTAGTGGGAGTGTACGGACAAAAAGTCAACATCCAAGGAAATCGTTATTGGGTGTCACACGTAGGTGGTAACGAACCTCGTATCTTGGTGTAACAACACACCTTTAGTTTAAAACAAATTACCAATGCTCGCTGTTAATTAATGATGGTGCTAAACGGATGAAAAAGGGTTTATAGTAATCTAGAGTACAAGCAAATCATTAATCAGAAACCCTGCTCTTGTTAACTTCTGAAGTTCTGTTGAACACTAGGGAGCACTAATAAGAAAGACCAAGGTTGGTAAAAAAAGAGTAGGTTGGTGTCAACGGGAAGTTCCTGCTAGGGCTAACATGGACGGTAAGTCTAGATAGGGGTTCGAATCCCCTACCTACTCCAAACAGTCAGGTGGGCGTAATGAGGAACGGTCTCCGAATCCATGAAATACTGGTTGCTTCTCCGGTTCGAGTCCGGCCCTGACGCTAATGTTTTTGAAATTTCATACTATTTATTAATGTATGGCAAATATAAATAAAAACAAACAGGTACATTTTTTGTATAAAAGTACAAATACGTTAAATGGAAACTACTATATTGGAATTCATTCTACAAACAAAATAGACGATTCTTACATAGGAAGCGGAACGAGATTTAGAAAAGAGGTTGGAAAGTATGGTAAGCAGAATTTTAAGAGGGAGATTTTAGATTTTTTTAATTCAAGAGAAGATGCTTTAGCTGCTGAGTATAGGGTAGTTTCTGAAGTGATTTTAGATGTAAATTGTTTAAATTTATGTCAAGGGGGAAGAGTAGGAGGGCTTAACGAGGAAGCTCGTAGGTTAAGTAAAGAAAAAAGAGATTGGCTTAGAAAACACGATAAAGAGTGGAATAAGAAAGTAAGCACAAATGTAAGTACAGGATTACGTATACATTACGAAAACAGGCCTGGAACCTTTACAGGAAGGACTCACAAATCAGAGAGTATTGAGAAAATCAAAGCAGCAGCTAAAAATAGAGGGATAGGTAAAACAAACTCACAATACGGAACCTGCTGGATAACAAACGAGACAGAAAATAAAAAAATAAACAGAACAGACATAATCCCAGATGGATGGAGATTGGGAAGAGTAATAAGAAACAAGTATTAAAAGGATAAATTAACAAAAAGAACGGTAGTTATTTAACCAATTTTATTTAGTGTAATATTTATAATTAAACTAATAGAATGAAAAAATTAATTTTGTTGCTAATTTTATTTATTGGATTTAATAGTAATTCTCAAACTGTTTGGAATGGAACTACTTGGTCACTAGGAGCTCCTAATGAGTTTATAGATGCCACACTTCAAGGAAATTATAATGGAGTTAGTTTTAAATGTTATAATCTTCTTATTGAAGCAGGAGCTATGTTAACAATACCTCCTTTTCTATATGTATCTGCAACTAATAATTTAACTGTTAATGGAACTTTAGGTTTATCAGACAGTGCTTCTTTTATACAGGTAAATGATTCAGGAACAGTTAGCGGTACAGGAACAATATTCTGTATTAGAAATACTACCCCAATGATTGCTAATGACTATACTTATTGGTCAAGTCCAATGGTAGATAGTACATTAGGTTCTAGTTTTAGTTCTTGGGTAACAGATAGAATATTTAAGTTTAATACAAGTAACTTCATTGATATTGAGACCACTTATAACGGTACTTATATCAATGCATTTCCTGATGGTCAAGATGATAATGGTGATGCTTGGCAACCAATGGATCAAACAGACATAATGGTTCCAGGTATAGGATTTGCAGCCAAAGCATCAAGTGATGTAACAACACCAACTATTTATGCTGCTACTTTTATAGGACAACCTAACAATGGAATAATTTCAGTTCCTTTAGTTATGAGTGGTAATCCATTAAGTAATACAGATGATTTTAATCTTGTTGGAAATCCTTATTTAAGCTCTTGCTTTTCTGATAACCTTATCAACGCAAATCCAGATATTTCAGGAACTTTATATTTTTGGACACACACAACAGTAATTTCTCCAAGCAATTCAGGGATAAACATTTTAAATTTTACAAGCAATGATTACTCTAGATTAAATTTAACTGGAGGAACTAAGTCAGTAACTAACAGTGATAGACCAACTAGGTATATTGCTTCTTGTCAAGGCTATATGGTAAGAGCATTAAATCCTGGCACATTTACACATAACAATTCTTTAAGAAACGAGGGATATTCAAACGAAGATTTTCATAGAATAATAGTTCCAAAACAGTACTGGATTGCTCTAACTTATGAGGAGCAGTATTCAGAAGTACTAATAGATTACAGAAGTAATACTTCGCTTGCAAATGATTACAGGTATGATGAAGAAAATGGAAATGGTAATACTTGGATTAGCCTTTATACTGTAAATGAAAATAATTATAAGATTGAATCTAGAGGTTCTTTCAATGATGATGATGCTATTCAATTAGGTTACAAAGCAAATGTTCCTGGTAATTTTACTTTATCATCAGATGGATTCACAAACTTTGAAGGATACAATTTAATATTATTTGATTCTCAATTTGGCACATTCCATAACTTGCAAACACCTTATACCTTTAATACAGAAATAGGAACTTTTGATAATAGATTTACTTTAATGTATATAAACTCATTAAATAATCCAGAAAATGAATTACTACAAGTTAAACTATTCCCTAATCCATCAAGTGATATTGTAAATATTAATATTGACAATGTTAAAAATTTACAAGTATTAATATTTGATGTAACTGGAAAAATTGTTAAAACATTTTTAGAAACAAATAAGATCTATGTAGGCGATTTAGCTAATGGATTTTATTTAGTTAAATTAAAAAGTAACGAAAATACTAAAACATTTAAGTTTTACAAAAAATAAATCTTCCAGATCTAACTTGACCTACAAGCTAACAATTTAAAAATAAATAAAATGAAAAAAACAATTTTTTTTTTACTAGCTATCATTAGTTTAGTAAGCTGTTCAAATGAAACAGAAAACAACTCTACTAAAGCAGGGAGTAATTTAGCTACAGTATCTACTGTAAACAGTTATAATTTTTCAATTAACAGTAGCGTATACACACCGTTAGTTAACAAAACAGTATTTCAATCAGGAATACAATTAAATACAGATGCAACTTCTACTGCAATTACTTTACCTTTCCCATTTACTATGTACGGGGAAGCAATGACAACTGTATACTTATCCAATAATGGCTTCATTGGCTTTGGAAGTGCACCAAATAGAACAACAATTTATAATGCAATTTCTTCAAGTGAAACATTAGCAAAGTACCTAATTTCATTCAGCAATCAAATTACAGCTTGGAATGGCGAAGGTTCACAACCAGAAGTAAGTTATGGTCAAAATGTTTTAGGTGATATGGTTTTTCAATTCCAAGATGTATCTATTCAAACAGCACCAGGAGTTAGAATGACTTTTCAAATAATATTAAAAGCTAATGGTTCAACAATACAAATTGTGTTTGGACCAAACTGTACAGGACAAGATCAAATATCAAATACATCAGTTAGATCTTTTGAGGTTGGATTAAGAGGTTTGCAAGTTGCTCCAAGTTGGAATCCAACTAGTATTTTTAAACAAACAGTAACTGGAGGATACCACAACCGTGTATTAGTTTCAGGAAATTGGAATATACTTAGTAATGTAAAAGTGGGTACGTTAGCTAGTTCAGCTATGTCACCAAGAACAGGTATTAACATGCCACCAACAGTTATGCCTAATATAACTGTAATGCCAAGTAATGGAAGAACTTATCAATGGACAGCAAATTAATAAAATCTTATAAAAATAAATAAGATAACTGTTGCATAATAAAATAAAAATTCGTATATTTATAATATATAAAAAGTAACATAAAAATAAATCAACTTATAGTTGGTTCGGAAAGGAAAAGTTCATATATTTATATATAGAAAGCAATTAAAATGAAAGCACAACAAAACATACATCAACTTAATATAGTAGCGGAAAGAGCCATTAGTCAATGGTCGGATTCGTTATGTGGAGATATTGTCTTTGGCTTTACGTATAATAACGAACCGAAAACAACCAAAACCGGGATATGATATAATTAACTTATACATATAAATTCTAATAAGAACCCGGATCAAATAAAAAAAGATTCGGGTTTTTTTATTAAAAAAAGTTGCTAAAAAGAATAAAAGTTCATATATTTAGGTATAGAAAGAAAGAATAAGAGTTCATTGACATATTGGATAAAATTAAATGGAGAGGTGGCAGAGTTGGTCGATTGCGCTAGTCTTGAAAACTAGAGATCCCTTAAAAGGTCCATGGGTTCGAATCCCATCCTCTCTTCTGGAGAGCTGTTTTTGTATTTCCTTGCTATTTATTAGAAAGGAAGTACATCATGGCAAAGAAAGAATACGGTACAAGAAAAAAGTATCATTATATTTACAAAACAACTAATACGTTAAGTGGTAGGTATTATATAGGAATGCATTCGACAGATAATCTTGAGGATGGTTATTTAGGATCTGGAACATACTTAAAAAGATCTATAAATAAACATGGAAAAGAAAATCATTTAATTGAGATTCTAGAATTTTTAAATTCAAGAAGGGAATTAGCAGCAAGAGAAAAAAAAATAGTATCTCTTCAAGAAATTGCTAAAAAACAATGCATGAATCTAAAAGTTGGAGGAGAAGGAGGCTTCACAGAAGAAAATAAAATAAAGGGAAGAGTAGCAGCAAATATAGCAAGGGCACTACTCCTACAGACAGATCCTGAATTTAAAGAAAAATACTGCAAAGCAATTAGGGAAGGTCAGAAAAGGGCAAAAGAAAGAGGAGTAAAATTTAATAACATATCACAATGCTATTCCTGGAAAGGCAAGAAACATAAACCTGAAACTCTTGAAAAAATGAGAAATACTAGAAAAGAAAAAGATTTAGGAAAAGGAGCTGATAATTCTCAATATGGGACTTGTTGGATTACAGACGAAACAGAAAGTAGGAAAATGGACAAAGGAGATCTAATCCCAGAAGGATGGAGATTAGGAAGAAAAATAAAATAAGGGTGTGTGGGAACCCAAGAATATGTGATGAGCATATACCCATAATCTGGCCCGTTCGTCTAAAGGCAGGACATTTGGTTTTCGACCAAAGAAAGACGGATCGTTACCGTCACGGGCTACAATAAGGGGCTATAGTATAACGGCTATTACAATGGTTTTGCAAATCATAAATTGGAGTTCGATTCTCCATAGCTCCACAAAATCGACTATAAGAGGATTGACCAATGAGGCTAATTGGTAAGTAGTTGACAGCCTGGAAAGACAGGTAATTTGGTCTATTTGTGTAATGGTAGCAGTACTGGCTTGTCACGTCAGAGGCGAGAGTTCGATTCTCTCATAGACCGCAAACCTTGGGAGTAATTAACCTAAGGCTGAGAGGTTCGAAACTCTCGGAATGATTATGGTGTAAGGGTGCACACCACCTCTGAATCTAAAGGAGGTAGGGGTTTAAGGTTCGACTCCTTATTAATCAGCTAATAAACTGCGTTAAAGTGTAAAGGTTGCATCCTAGTCTCATAAGCTAGGGGGGTGGTTCGAGTCCACGTTACGCTACCAGGCCTTGTAGCTCAAAGGAGGAGCAGTTCGCTCATAACGAAAAGGTTGGGATATCATAATTCCCCAAGGCCACTAAATTTTATCCATTATGAGGTCAATTCCTTCATCTCCAATGTAGATTAGCTATTAGCTAATTTATGACTCAGAAATTGAGAATTTGGAGAGTAGTCCCTACCAGTAAGACTGGTGTTCAGGCTCCCACGTTTTTTGTTGAAACAACAGAGAACGGTAGAGAAGAAGCAGTAGCATCTGCAAACCGCCAAGCAAGACAAAGGTCAGGTTTGGGTAAGTTTAACAATTGGTATTTCGAATTAACTAAAATGAATGTCAGAGTTGACAGACATGGAAAGTATATTCGTCATCACCAATAAGAAAAATATTCGGAGAAAGATTTGGATATCTGGATCTTTCTTCGTATATTAAAGTATAGAAATAAAATTAATAAAAGTTATGGCAAGTTATTCAACAGACGAAGTACAGTTAGCATCTGAGTTAACTAATTATAATGCAACAAAAGAAGCAATCGTAGATGGATTAGTTAGAGAAGGGTTTCTAACCGAAGAACAGGGCACCACAGTTAAAAACCAATATGCAGTAGCACTAGTTAAAAACAATTGGTTTGGTACTGCAATAGCAAAATTAATCAACAGAAAAGATACAACAATAATTAAATTAGTAAAAATCGTATAGTTATGAAGAATTCGTTATCAGCAAAAGGGTTATCAATGTCTCAAGCACAATCAATCTCTAATCTTTGCAATCAAAGAGCAAAAGAGATTTCTACTAAATTAGATAACATCAACAACGTAGAGAAAACTTTAGTAATAGGTACTGAAACCTATATTGAAACTCAAGGAAATCCTATTCCAGAAAACGTAGTACAGTTACTACAAGCCAAAGCAAGATTATCTGCCACTCAAGCATTCTTGATGGAAAACATCAAAGCTAAGGATGAATTAATTAAAGATATTCAAACTGAGAAATTCAACTATGAGGTAGAAGCTCCAATCCGTCCTACAACCATTTCAGAAAACCTTCCTTTAGAGGTAGATGGAGATTTTGGTTTAGATCAAATGACTGCAGCCGAATATAATGAGTATTTAGAAGCAGAGGCTTATGCTTCACATATTGGTCAGTTCATTCATAAAAGAGGAACTCTAGACCGTTTAAGAGCAGAACTTCCTACCATTAAAACTTTAGAGTTTATGGATATTGAAGCAGGAAAAAGAACTCCTCTTAAAGTAACTATTCACCACACACCTGAGCAATTGCTTGCAATTCATGAAGAATTAGCAGGACTTCATAGAGGGTATGAGCAAAAAGTGAATTACTTCAAATCAAAAGCAAAGAATGCTGTTACTTCTGAGAATGCTAGAATTCAGAAAGAGAGAGGTGAAATTCAAGCAAGAGTTAATCAAGTAAACTTAGAATTAGCAAATGAGTATAAGTTGGCTTATGATAAGTGGTTAGCAGATCAACGTAAGGCTCAACACGAGTTTGAAGAAAAACGTCAAGGTAAAATTCAAGATGCTGTTAACTTAAAAATTAATGTAGCAGAAAGATTCCAGGATGTAGTAGACGAATTCTTGAATCAATTAAAATAGTATGGGTCAAAAAGTTGATTGGGTATTTTGGTTTACAATAGAAAGAAGAGAAGGATGGTTTAAAAAGTTTTGGAAAACTAGAGGATCTAATGCTATGGAATTTCAAATCTATAATTATAGAATATCAATTGGTATGCCTTGGCACCCTGAAGTTATAAGAAAAGCTGATGTAAACTATCCAATGGAAGGAATTAATCATATGCTAAAGACCAATGAGCAAAATAGAATTGGAATAAAAAAATGGGGAAGATTTAGATTTATTAAAAATTAATATAAAATAATAGTTATGAACGAAGTAGTAGGAATGCCAGAACCAGAATTATGTCAGGAAGCATGTGTAACCAAAACATATGACGACAGATCAGAAAAATACAGACCATCTAGAATGGAATGTCTAAGAGATTATGAAATAGGAATTAGATTTCTTTCAAGAGGATGTGTTATCAATGTAGGATGTAAACAAGTTGCATTTTCTACAATCAAAGAAGCAATGAACGCTTTTACTGATTACATAAATGATCCTTACGGAACAAGGCAGATTTGGGAGAAAAGATTCCAAGAAGAAGAAAAATAGCTATGAATCTCAGAGAACAGTATGCTGTGTACGAAAAAGTACCTGCACATGGTAGCGAAGAAAATGGGATAATATTAGGTCCATTTAATTCAGAAGAAGATGCTCAACAAGCTAGAAAAAAGTATGGGTATAGTAGCAGTAACTACTTTGTTGATAAAATAAAATAATTTGGTGCTAAGGAGGTAAGCACAAGCCGATCCTCCAAAGCTTTATGCTGGGATAGTGGAGTCTTAAATTATAGATACATATAAAAATGACTTTTAATCATTCTATGAGACACTTAAATGGCCCCGTGCCATTTAGACAGACACGCTTCCTTACAAACTTTCAAAACTGAGATAGAACTCAACAGCTAGACATGTTACTCCTACTGGGAGACTAAAAGTGGCTAGCAACTTTGAGACTTAGTTTTTGTCCTTGCCTTTGTGGTAAGGAAGGTCCTTGACCTTGATTTTAGCTTAGATTTAGTCTATATGCTTTACATCCCAGCAACATATTTATTATAAAACATATATTATGAAAAAAGAAGATTTAAAAAACCTTATTAAAGAAGCAATAACAGACCAGTTTCTTAAGAACTCAGATTTACAGCAATTAAATAAGATTGTATTTAAACTATATGATAGTGGAAAAATAGAGAAAAGTGAATATGCGTCAATCCAAACAATTTTAAAGAAATTAGATAAGTAAACTTAGAATATTTTAAAAATAATTAACAAAAGGCTTGCTTCGGCAGGCTTTTTTTCGTATATTTAGTTATAATTAATAAGATAAAGGTTATGATAAAATCAATAATTACCAAGGGGCATTTAATAGCCACATTAGACAATATAAGTAAAGTCAGAAAGTCTGGAACAATTCTTGAGATAACTAGAGCAGGAGCTTTTTTAGAAGGTATTCTTTATTCTTTAGGTAAGCTATCACCAAAGGGAGGCTTTCAATATAAAAATATAGAATATATAGAAGTTGGATGGTTTGGTAAAGAGAAAGTAAAAACAAGAGAACAAACATATATAGAATATATGATTGAAAGAATAGAAGAATTAATTGAAGAAATAGAGTAGTTATGAAACTAACATTAGGAAAAGGACAACAGTTGTTCTTTACATCAGACACACATTACGCTCACTCAAACATTTGTAGTGCAACTACAAACTGGTCAGTGAATGATGGATATGCTCGTAAGTTTGATTCATTGGAAGATATGAACCAAAGACTAGTTGATAACATTAACAACATGGTTGGTGAAGATGATATCTTAATTCACTTAGGTGATTGGTCATTCGGAGGATTTGATAAAGTGCAAGAATTTAGAGATAGAATTGTTTGTAAAAACATTCACTTGGTACTTGGAAATCACGATCACCACATTGAAAGAAACAAAGAAGGAATTCAATCATTATTCTCTTCAGTACAGAACTACTTGAGATTAGAAGTAAGAAGACCAATTAATAAAGCAACAACTGAGAAGTTTATTTTCGTGTGTATGCACTATCCAATTGCGTCATGGCATGATATGAACCAAGGAGTAATTCACTTGCATGGCCACGTGCATTTACCGGCAAACCTACGAATAGCAGAGGGTAAAGCAATGGATGTTGGAGTAGATGGAAATGAACTGGAGCCAATTTCAATGGACGAGATATTATCGATAATGAAAGATCGTCCAATTAAAAAATTAGCATTACCAAAGGATCATCACGAAAAAAGAATTTAATATGTTAAACACAAGAGTAGAAGACAACCACTTTAATGAAGATGGTTCATTAATATCGTCACGGATTATAATTGAGGTTCCATTATCTCACGAAATGTTACAAGATTGTTATTCGTATACAGCAATGGATGCACCATCTGAAATTAAAAGAATGTTGATGGAATTTCTTGGTGATACAATTGATGAAATCATTTTAGGTAAAAGACCTGATAATGTTGATGAACAATGGTTAAGAAGAAAACTAATAGAAGTAAAAGTAATATGAAGGAACTTTATCTATTAAGAGGATTACCTGGATCAGGAAAATCAACATTAGCAAAATCAATAGGTGGAATGCATGTAGAAGCAGATATGTTTTTTATGGAACCATCCTTAGAATTTAGGACAGTACATACTTATAAGTTTGATCCTTCTAAATTAAAAGAAGCACATGCTTGGTGTCAAAAGACAGTTGAAGTATGTATGCTTAGGGATTTAAAAGTTGTAGTATCAAACACATTCACTCAGGAATGGGAAATGCAACCATACTATGATCTAGCAGAAAAGTACGGATACAGAGTTTATTCTTTAATTGTAGAAAACATCCACAACGGAAAAAGCATTCATAACGTTCCAGAAGAAAGCATTAATAAAATGAGGGACAGGTTTATCGTTCGTTTATAGATTTTAGTGCTATTTATATATAGTACTAACTATGAATGTTGAAAACTATGGGAAAAGAACACAGAATCTGCGAATGCTGTAAGCAGCAGTATTATGGGCAAGGAAAATTATACTGCTCTATTGGATGTCGAAACAAGGCATCAAAAGGAAAACCTCAAAAGAAAAGAAGTGATGAAACAAAATCAAAAATAAGCAAAGCACATAAGGGTAAGACTATTAGTGATGAAGTAAAACTAAGGACATCCAATACCCAAAAAAAATTATGGGAGAATGAAGAATACAGGGAGCAGCAAAGAAGTAGCAGAGTAGGTCGCATACAAAGCGAAGAAACTAAAAAGAAAATCTCAGATGCTCAAAAAGGAGTCCCAAAACCTTCAACTACTCTTTATAATCTAACAAGACCTAAAGTATCAGGCTGGAATCATACAGAGGAAAGTAAAAAGAAAATAGGAGAAAAAGTATCAGGAAATAAGAACGGAATGTACGGGAAAGTTCCTATATATTCAAAATACTCCTTATATGAAAAGGGTACTACTACGATAAAGATGCGATCTACTTGGGAAGTACTTTTTGCTCAATACTTAGACAGATTAGGATCTGACTGGGAGTATGAAAAACACACCTTTAAACTAGGAGAAAAGCACACATACACTCCAGATTTTTACTGTAATGGCACCTTTTACGAAGTCAAAGGATACTTACATCCACATTCAAAAGTAAAGATGGAACAATTTATCGAGCAATACCCTGAACATACTCTAGTACTTGTTAATAAAGCCTACCTAAAAGAATTAGGATTACTAAAATAAATGTAAATTTATTTGGAAATACAAAGAATAGTTCGTATATTTGAGTATTAAATAAACAAAAGTTATGGAAGAAACATTTGAACAATACCTACAAAGACTAAAAGACAGACGTACAGAAGACGATTATAAGTACACTGATGAGGATTTTATCCAATATGAAGAGTACATCAGAGATTGTTGTAAAAGTGGAATGAGTGTCTATAAATGTCTTGAGTTTATGTATTTTGCAGAAAAGGATATGGATGATCAATTATTTAATAGAGAATCTAGAGAAGAAATACACTTAGAACAAATTGCTTCAAAACAATTCCAAAAGGATTTTAATAAAGAAGTAGGAGATGTATTAGTTCAACAATTAAACAAATAAAAATTATGAAAACAGAAATTGCAGAATTAGAAATTGACCAACTAAAATCAGAAGGGTTGAATTTTGATTATAAGTTCACACAAGGAAATTATAATAATTACTTAAACTTATGTATTGAAAAAGAAGGTTATGATATAAAAACAATTATATCAAAATTAAAACAAAATGAGAAAATTATTTTTTCACTTAATTTAGGTGATAACTTTAATGGTTCAAAAGACCAAAAAGAAGGTAGCATTTATTGGAAACATCCACAACATGGTTTGTGCGTTAGAGTTCAGTCAAGTGAAAAAAGTTTACAAGAATGGTCTTATGAATTAGAAAAAATATTCTCTTTAAAACCTTCTGATTATATTGATGTGGAATTACCACCTTTTGATGATTTGGATGATGATGGTAATTACATTGGAACTGACCCAAAATTTAAAAAGAAATAAGAAATGGAAAACAATAATTCAGTTTGCTTCATAGCAAAAATAAACGAAGTAAAAGCAATCGAAGGAGCTGACAACATCGAACAAGCAGTTATCGGAGGATGGAATACGATTGTAAAAAAAGGAACACATCATGCAGGACAACTAGTAATAGTAGCAACTACTGATGCAGTTATCCCTGTAGAACTTTCTGACAAGTTTGGTGTAACTAACTACCTAAGAAAAGGACAAAGAGTTAGAACTGTAAAACTAAGAGGAGTTTATTCTGAATGCTTAGTAATACCAATCACTCCTGACATGAGATTAACTACTCAGAGGGTCAAGACATGATGGTAAAACTTGGTATTGTGAAATACGAACCACCAGTTAAACAAATCCAACTTGCCTCAGGTAGAAAGATTAAGTGGAGAGACAATCAAAACTTCCACATCTACTACAAATTCCCAAACCTTAAAAACGTTGAAGGAATGTTTACAGAAGAAGATGAAGTTCAAATCACTAGAAAGATTCACGGTACAAATGCTAGATACGGTATTGTAAAGAAAAGTAAATTAACATTCTGGGATAAAGTAAAAAAATTCTTAAGAATTGCTGATGAGTGGATTGACTACGAATACATTTATGGTTCACATAATTGTGAGAAAGGAAGTGACTCTCAAGGATTCTATTCAACTGACGTTTGGAGAACAATTGCTGAAAAGTATGATATCAAAGCAAAGCTTCTAGAAGGAGCAAAGTGTAGAGGTGTAGAGAATTTAGGAGCAGGAATTATCCTTTATGGAGAAATTTATGGAGCTGGTATTCAAAAGAACTATGAATATGGTTTAAAAGATATTGAGTTTGCAGGTTTTGATATTAAGATAGATGGAGAATACCTAGCATCAGAAACAACAGAAATCCTAATCACAGAGTTATTCAAACTTCCTCATGTACAAGTTCTCTATAATGGAATTTGGAATCAAGAAATTCAAGATAATTATATATTCAACAACTTCATTCCAGGGACTAAAACTCCTCACGAGGGAATAGTTATAAAGCACATATCTGGAGATCGTAAAAAGGTAGCAAAGGTAATCAATCCTGAATATTTAATTGCATCAGAGAAGCACGATTATGGCGACAGCCACTAGCAAAAAATAATTACAAAAAGGCTTGTTTATTCAAGTCTTTTTTCGTATATTTAAGTATAAAATAAAAGTTATGAGAGGAAAAAGAATTTACTGTGAAGATATATCACCCACTATAAAATCAATTAGAACATCTAAGAACCATGGAAAAACAGTGGAGATACACGGTCAACAGTATGAATATGTGGGAGACGATATGTTATTCTGTTTAAAAACTTTTCGCATTAAAAAACTATGAATTATACAATACTCTTAATAATGCTACTTTTTCCGCTTGGATGCGATAAACAGTACCCCACCACTATACCTATAGAATATCAATACAGTTATAGCGAACAAGAATTAGATTTAATGGATATTACAAATCAATATAGAGAAAGTCTACAACTAAGTACATTAACCCCTATTGAACATATAGGTCATTTATGTGAAGAACATAATCTATACATGATTAAAGAAGATACAATAACACATGATTATTTTTATGATAGGCAAATAAATTTACAACAATTATATAGAGCAACTAGAGTTGGAGAAATATTAGCGTACAACTACCAAACTAACCAAGCAGTATTACAGGCCTGGATTAATAGTCCAATTCATTTTGCAACATTAACAAGACCTGGGTATACTAATTTTGGTGTATCAATAGTAACGAATCCTAGTAACAAGAAAAAGTATTATACATTTATTTTTATTGCCAAATGAAAAAATTAACTTACATATTACTATGCATTGTATTAATTTCATGCAGTAATGATTCCGCACAAGAAATAGAAAACGACTATTTATTTAATGATAGTGAATTAGAATTAATTGATATAATAAATCAACATAGAGTAGATATTAATTTAACTCAATTACAAATACTACCTCACTTAGGTTATCTTTGTTCTAAAAACAATCAAGAGATGATAGAAGCAGGGACTCTATGTAATTGCCATTTTATTGAATCAGTAAATAGTATTGATGAATTATATAATACACAATATGTAAGTCAAATCATACTTTACAACTTTAGTAATACTCAATCAGCAATGAATGCAATAATGAGTGATATTACTTCAAAAACCATAATTGAAAGAAACTACACAGATATAGGAGTATCAATAATAAAAGATCCTAATACAAACAAAAAATACTATACCGTATTAATAATAAAAAGATGAAATATTTAATACTATTACTTTTACTAACACAATTTACCTTTAGCCAAGAAAGAAAATACTCTTTTGAGTATAGAGAAAATAGAACACCAGACGGATGGGAAAAAGTACACACACCAGGTGATGTAATTTTCTATGAAGATAAATATAGTAATACAGTTTCTATTATAACTGAAAATAGATTTGAGCATTTGTATGTTAAGTCAAAGCAGTTATTTTTAAGACTAGATACTTTTTTATATACTTTAGTTGATGAAGATTATAAGGAATGTAGCTTTAGGGTAATTGTATTAGGAACATTAGATAATTTAGAATTATACTATTATTCAGATAGGAAAGAAGAAAAGTATTATAGATTAATATTAAAAAAATGTGAGTAAAAAGTTGCTTACTTAGAATATTCTTCGTATATTTAGGTATATTAATAATTAAAAACTAAAGGTTATGTTTTACAAATTCAATCAAGATACTCTTGAATTCCAAAGAGTAAAACCATCCACTTATCTAAAAGGAGGATTATTAACATTAGCAATTACTGCTATTGTAGGATTTAGCTGTTCACCAAGAGCAGTTCTAAAAGATCTAACACCAGAAGAAAAAATTATTGTTGTTAGAGAATACAATGGATTTTCAGAAAAAGCATTAGAGGATAAAATTAAATCACTCAATTTTAAATTCCCTCATATTATACTAGCTCAAACATATCAAGAGACAGGTCATTACTCCTCAATTATTTTTAGAGAGAACAATAATTTATTTGGCATGAAAGAAGCAGTAGTGAGAACTAATCTAGCAAAGGGTACTAATAGAGGACATGCTTATTACGATACTTGGCAAGATTCACTTATAGATTACGCTCTATACTCAGCAACATATTTATCAGATATAAAAACGGAAGGAGAGTATTTTGAGTATTTAAGACAAAATTATGCTGAAGATAAATCATATGTTACTAGATTAAAAGCATTGATTAAAAACAATAACTTAAAAGCTAAATTTAATTAGTTATGAAAAACATACACATATTATCAACAGATAAACCAAGTAGGTTAATATTACAAACCAACAATAAATTTAGATTATCTGCAATTAAATTTAGTGGTAAAATAGCAAGTGGTGTGACTCAAAACATATACATCACTTCTGATGAAGAAATTGAATGGGATAGTTATTGGTTAAACAGAGATAATAATGTTGTTTCTAATGGAGCAATGTTTGAATTAGCAGATAAAGCACCAAGTTGCAAAAAAATCATTTTAACAACAGACCAATCATTAGATGGTGTACAAGCTATTGATGATGAGTTCTTAGAATGGTTTGTTAAGAATCCAAGTTGTGAGGAAGTTGAAATTTTTAAATTTAAAACAAGACTTCGTGATGAATGGAGATTTGAATACAAAATCATTATTCCAAAAGAAGAACCTAAACTAGAAGAAGATGAAATTATTGATATTTCAGACCATGATGGAATAGGTAATGCAGTAGACAATCTTAATAATGAACCACCACAAGAAACACTTGAAGAAGCTAGTAAAAATTCCAAAAACTATACTAAAGAGTCAAATGGATACCCTAAAATCCAAGCTTTTATAGACGGTGCTAAATGGCAACAACAGAATAGTTATAGTGAGGAAGATATGGCAGAATCATTTATGGCTTGTTGGAAAGCAAATGTATCTGATGGAATTGAATGTAAATTATCATTTAAAGAATGGTTTGAACAATTTAAAAAGAAATAAGATGAAACAAACAGTAATGCAAGATTTGAGAGAAGATTTAATTTTAACTCAAACATCAGCAAAAGATGCCTTAATTGAAATTGAAAATCAAGAAATAAGAAAAGCTTGTCAAGAAGTCGTGAGATTAACTTTGAGTAGTATCATTAAAAGAATTGATGAAGAACTTTTAGAAATGGAAAAGCAACAACAAGGATATAGTGAGGAAGAAGTGTTAATAATTATAGATGATTTATTTAGACAATATGCAAATTTATTTAGAATAGATGCAAAAGAGCATTTTTTACAATTTAAAAACAAATAAGATTATGAAAGACTTTTTTGAAGATTTAAAAAACAGACCAAGACCAAACTTATTCAGAAGAATATATCTTTGGTGGTATCATGACGGAAGGTATTATCACAAATACTTTAAACAAGGGGTAAAAAATATATGGTATTGGTTCCCAATTATCTGGAAAGATAGGCATTGGGATGACCATTATATCTTTGAAGTACTAAAACATAAACTAAAAGCACAAGCCAAATACATTGGTAATAGTGATAGGCATACAAGAGCACAGCTTGATGCTAAAAGAATGAGACTTTGTATTAAGTTGATTGAATTAGTTCAAGACGAAACATACCAAATGGAGTATATGGATTATGCAAAAGACAGACATTGGTTTACAGATTGTGAAGACAGCCCAGGATCTTCTCTTTATAATTCAGAAGAGGTATGGGAAAAGTATGATGACTTTTTTAAAAAGTACCCTCTTGTTTATAAACAAGTATTAAACGGAGCAGGACCATTTACTTTGAATGGTAGAAGTGAAGCTGATATGAAAAGGATTATTGCACAGAATATTGCCCATGTAAATCAGGATAGAGTACAAAAACTTCTATTTAAAATTTTAGAAGAAAATATAAATTCCTGGTGGGATTAGTTGGTAGATCAAAATAAATTTCGTATATTTAGATATAAAATAGAAACAATGAAAAAAAGAATATACTTAGACGATGTAAGAACACCTGTATCACCAAACAATGAATGGGTGGAAGGAACACCAGAATGGACTGTTGTTCGTTCTTATGATGAGTTTGTAAGTAAAGTAATTGAGATTGGACTAGAAAATATCGAAATAATCTCTCTAGATCATGACTTAGGACCTTCAGCAATGGCTGAATGGCATTCAAATGTATATCACAATTACGAATTAAATTATGATAATATTCAGGAGAAAACTGGAATGGATTGCACAAAATGGTTGGTTAATCAATGGCTGGATGGAGCTCCTGTTGTTGATGTTGTAATACATTCTGCAAATGCAGTTGGTAGTGCTAATATGATGGGGTATATAAACAACTACAGACATATCCATAGACTGCCTCAGAATTGTGTAAGAGTAAGAATTAAACATACAGTATAGATTATGAAAACAGAACAACAAATCAGAGAAAAGTACAAAGAGATGTTAAAGCATACAGAAGATTTAGATGATATGGTTAACAACCCAAGTAAGTATAGTGGTATTGATATTGAAAATATTCAAGACCATATTAAAGTAAGGGAAGAACAGTATAGAATGAATGCTCTAATTAAGTGGATTTTAAATTAACAAACTATGACACTAAAAAATAAAATAAAATATTTTATAAAAGATTTAGATTTTTTAAGAGCATATAACTCTCCATTCAAAGCACCAAAATTAAAATGGTATTGTGGAAAAATTGCTTTAGGAACTCCTTACTTCTTTCCTAGAAAATGGGTAAAAGCAACCCCAGAAAGAGCTCATCAAGCCACTTTAGATTATATAAAAAGCACTGAAGAGTTTAATGAACGTAACCCTAAATATACTCGTAGTATAAGGCCTTATGATGAAATATTTGCAGATAAAATGAACTGCTCATATGCTGTTCCTAAGAAAATAGGATTTGATTTTGTTAGACTGGGATGGAAAACAAAATACGATTCATATAGACATGAGTGGAACCCAATGATTAGTTTTGTATTTTTTAAATGGCAAATAGCACTTATGTTTATACCAGAGCATGATATGCATTACTGGGAGGCTTGGTTATATTATACAAGAGAAACTAAAGGAACTACAGCAGAAAGAGTAGCTCAATGCAGAAAAGAAGCACCACAGACTTGGACTAGTCATAGTGAAGGTAAAAAAGAAACAACAGATTATTATAATTTAATTTTAAAAAAGAAATGGCTATGATAGGAGGGGTACAACCAAAAGTATTACTATCTCAAGAAGAGGATGGTACTTTACATTTAGACGAACTATTTGAACAAATTTACGGTAAACAAGAAG